CGGCGGGCACACGTACTCTCGATGCTGTAGGCATGGTAGCACAGCCTTCTACGAACACAGTAAGAGGAAGAAATGATTTTGAAGGCGAATCTGTTTTTTATGGATTGGAAGTTAATGGTCATGTAGATGATGCCGGAGAATTCATTGTGGAATATATTAAGGGAATCGACAATGAGTTCTCCAGGACAGAAAGAGATACATGGATGTTGTATCTGACTCAGTGGATTAACATAACCATTGATGCAAATGGAGAAAGCCTTGTTATCTCAGATGAACATCATGCAGGCTTCTTTCCGGAAGGAGCAGCAATCCGTACAGATCAGACTGTCAGACCGTTCGTTGCACAGGCTAAATATATGGCCGGAAATGGTTCTGATGGAAAGGCTGCATCTATTAGCGGAGTAAACGCCGCGCATGATCAGTCTCACAATGGAATGATTACACGATTCAAAGCCAAAGGAACACAGTATTGTGGAACAACTGCACAGGATAAAAACCATATGGACAACCTGTTTGAGGTCGCTTTCGCAACACGGAATTCACAGTCAATCATGTCTGGTTGCACAGGATATTACAACAGGTTCTATGCGACTGTTGTTGAAAATAATGTGGAACGTATCATTATCAGCAAAAGTGATGCAAACTATTTGGTGGTCGGAAGCACGGTATCCATTGGAAATGCCACAGCTTTAAGTGGTAGCAATCCGACGGATGATAGAGCAAATGCAGGACTTCATGCAAAAGCAAATCGTGTCATCATTACAAAAATTGAAGATTATGACAGCAATAATTCGGCAGTTTATGTAGATAATGGAGGAACTAAATTTTCTACCGGTTCTACAATGGTAGGCTCTACAGAAGTAAAGACCACTATCGTTACAATGCCATGGCACACAGGTGCATGCGATAATGTCCTTGGTTCTTGCGGTTCTCCGAACAGTAATACATCTGGAAAAGACCCATACATTCTGTTCGGTGTAGAAATGTTCCTGGGATTTTACGAAGTTATCAGCAATGTAATTCTTAAGATATCTAATCATGTAATGACGGCTTGCATTTGTTATGACTGCACAAAGTTAGCAACAAGTGTGACCTCGGATTATGTTGAGTGTGGATATAGCATTGCAGATACGCAGGCAAGTTGGAAATACATCAGTGAACTTGGCTATGATCCAGAGAACCCATCTGTAAGACATGGAACGAAAGTGGCAGCATCATCCAGTACCGGATATGCAGATGGACAGTACACCGACAAGCTTGATCAGACTTCTGACGGGTTAAGAGAGTGGCTTTCCGGCGGCAACCTGTACGGCGGGTCTGCCGCGGGCCGGTGGTGTGCGTCCCTGGGCTCCGGGCTCGGTAGCAGCTGGTGGCCCTTTGCCGCGCGTCTTTCTGCTTCTGGACGCTGTGCGAAAGCAGCAGCGTAGGGGGTGAATTGCCGAATGGCAAGAGGGGAACTCCCCTTTTATTTCCCGGCGTATCCGGGGCGTTTTAAAATCATACGGACTCACGCTACGTTTGGCAGTGGCTTTCCGGCGGCAACCTGAACAACGGGTCTAACGCGGGCCGGTGGTATGCGAACCTGAACAACGGGCTCGGTAACAGCTGGTGGAACTATGCCGCGCGAATTTCTGTGAGAATTTTGATGTGTAGCGTGTTTCGCTGTCCTTTGAGACAGCCCTAAAATGGCGGGGGCGGAATGCCCGAAATTCAAGCACCAGCATCGGCGGTCAGGAAACTGACTGCTGACCCTGTGGCGGAAGTGGACACAGGTGGGGGTTAGTAGTAAAACCGAAAGCTCTTGAACACAGAAAGAAAGAGGACTGGTAATGAAGACATATTGCCGAAGAATGGATATTTCTGGCGAAAATTTCATCAGGAAATACATAGCTGCATTTATATATGACAAGCTAGAAAATGGTAATATGCCGAGTATTTTTGCTTACTATGGAAGCATAAGTAAAAATGAGGCTAGAAGGCGGTTGGAGAATTCACCGGAATTTGTAGCATCTGTGATCGATCAGATTGCGTATGAAATGTCGTGGCATTTGAAGACCAGAACTGTAAGGGAACATATCTATATGGTAGTTCCGGAAGAGAAACTTGTGAAAAATGTTGATATAGTAGATGGAATGAGCGGAAAAATTAGAACGCTAGGACTTGAAAAGATGATCATGCAGCTATATGAGGTGTTGGCCAAGGAAGCGGCAGATGAGTTGTGGACGGCAAAAGTCGGACTTTTTCAAGTTGCATCAATACCTGGAAGAGGACAAGCTTACGGCAAAAAATACATCGAACGATGGATGTCGCGTGATCCGGAAGGAACCAAATATTGCGTTCAGTCAGATATTAAAAAATGCTATCCCTCTATGTCACATGATAAAATATTAGAATTTCTTCGAAGAGATTTAGGAAAGTCAGATATGTTGTTGTACTTGTTTGAGACTTTGATTGGATTGTATTCTGAAGCAAAGGTGCAGAACAAAGAGAAAGATTGCAAACATGGGATTTTTATAGGCTCTCCGGTGTCGAAAGATCTGTGCAATTATTATCTATCTTATTTGTACCATTATTGCACAAATGAACTTTATGAAATGAAGACCAGACGAGGGAAGACAACAAGAAAAAGATTGATTTATCATATCATGATTCAGATGGATGATATCATTCTTTTTGGTTCTAATAAGAAAGATCTTCATAAGGCAATGCTGCTTGTTATTGAATTCGTAAAATCTACACTCTGTCTAAAGATCAAAGATTCCTGGTCGTTATTTCGTACAGGTTATGTTGACAGAAACGGAAAACAAAAAGGAAGGGATTTAGACTATATGGGGCTTGTGTTCCATGGACAGAATTTAATCAAAAGATGTTATTCCGGAAAAACAGTGACAATACGGAATGTGTCAACAAGGATAAGAGCATCAATATTCCTAAAGGCTCGCAGGAAAATTCATAGATTTGCGAAAAAAATAAAGAACAAAAAGATTATAGGTAGTAAATTCGCCATGAGTACCATAGCATATAACGGTTGGTTTGTAACAACAGACTCCTTTCTTGTGAGGGTTGCAGAATGTTGGGATCAACTTATTTCGATGGCTAAAAATATAATCAGCCGTTATGCGAAACAGAAAAGCTATGCTATGGAAAAATATTATAAGAAGTGGAGGAAATTGAATTATGCATAAAACGAATAGCCCGGAATCACAAGGAAACATTACATATGCTGTTCTTCCAGATGGTTCCGCTGATGTATGGATTCGTAAGAACGAAGTCCAGCTTCCGGAAAAAGATGAAGGACCACAGGGTATGGAAGCTGATGAAATCTATTTTAAAGTATCTGCAGGTGTTGTTCCTAAGGAAGAGATAGTTGCAGATCTTGATTTTTGGTTCGATCAGTTGAAAGACAAAGAAGAAGGCTGCAATGCTGATTATCTTTCTGTTGAAACATACCGAGCAGAAAAGAAAAAGGAGATTTCTCAAATCTGCCAGAGCACAGTTTTTGCAGGAACGGACATTGATATTTCGTCTGGAAAGGAACACTTTAGCCTTAAAGATGAAGATCAGCTAAATCTCTTTGGAAAACAGGCTCAGCTGACCGCTGGCATCAAAAAACTGGAATACCACGAGGACGGAAATCCTTGCCGTTATTATTCTGCCGAAGACATGCAGAAAATTATTAATGGTGCAATGGAGTTCAAAAGCTATCACACAACCTATGGGAATTCACTGAACATGTGGATCAAAGGCTGCTCCAAAACTTCGGAAATCGCCAAGATTGAATACGGAGCACCGATCCCGGAAGAATATCAGTCCGAAGTTTTAAAGGACTATCTGGCCGAAATGGCAGCCGACAAGGAGGTTAAATGAATACTCTGAAGACCATAGGCAGAAACGCTGTGCTTTTCGCTATAGGAGGTACGATTTACTACATGATCGAACTGATATGGCGAGGGTACAGCTCGCTGCCTATGGTACTGGTTGGAGGGCTTTGCTTCTTGTTTTGTGGTTCGATAAATGAATTTCTAGGATGGGATATGCTCATATGGAAACAGATGTTTATCTGTGCTGTCGGGATAACTGCAATTGAGTTCCTTTCCGGATACATTTTGAATATTGTATTGGGGCTTGGAATATGGGATTACAGCAATATGCCCTTTAATATAATTGGACAGATATGTCTTCCTTTTACTGTGGCATGGTATATCCTATCTCTATTAGCTATTGTATTGGATGATCATCTGAGGTATTGGATATTTGGTGAAGAAAAACCAAGATACAAGTGGAGGTAACGACGATGGATGAAAACCAGGTTTTAGAACTTGTGGAATTCTATGAAGATATGATTGAAAAGCAGGATGAAATCATAGTGAGGCAGAGCAGGTTCATCAAGAGCCTGGCAACCGAACTTTCTCATTTGCGAAATATGCTGAATGTAGAAGCGAGCGAAGATGA